ATTGCCAAGACAAAAATCTAATCCTAAGCCAGAAGCAGAGATTAGATCCATACTTTGTACACCATTCGGAGCAGCATAATGTTTAGAGTAAGTGCTCTCAACATAAGCTGTCAATTCCTGGATGTTTTGTAATTCATTAAATTTCATATAGGTCCTTTTTCATTATGGTATTATTATATCACGTAATTGCTTAATGTACATACTTTTCATAAACAATTTCTGCCCAATCATAGTCTTCATATTTTGAATTGATTACTACTATTTTTTCATTGTCCACATCAATTAAAATATTTTGACCTGCAAATCCATCTAAGCCAATAAGCGTTTGACTTAAACCAAAAACATCAAAATGAAATTGACCTCCATAGCTTGTTGTATAGCTATGAATTGCCTTTTTTCTATTTTTATATCCTTGTCCTTTTGCAATCCTTCTATCGTGTATTGTTCTTAGATAATTGCCAATACAGCTATTACTATTCCAGTCATCCATTATAGTTTTAGCTATTCGCAAATAATCATACCTATCTGCATAAAAACTATAACGCGCAGATTGATCTTCGCCTATACGTGTTTTTGTAAAATACACATTGTTCTTTACTTTCACATGCTCATTAAAAACTTTATCTAATATATCATCACCGCTTTTATGCAATACATAATTAAATATGATATTAGTAGTAAGAGCACTATAATTATAAACTTCTCTCTCTTTTCTGGTGTTATTCAGATCTGAATCCATTATAAATTTAAGACTATGAATATTTGAATTAATATTCGAATACTTTAATAGATTATCATTCTTTGGATAATGGTAAGTACCAACATATTTTTGATCTCCCGCTGTCATATTTAAAAGATTAATTAGCGGTTGACCATAATACAGAGTATTGTGAAGTAAATCCCAATTAAGCTTTTCATCAACACTAGTAATATGGCCATTACAAATTGCATGTCCGGTAACATATGATACTAAACTTTTACCCATTGAATGTGAGGGTAATGGACCATCACCAACCAAAGAATAATATTTATTTTCATCTATTACAATTTTATTGTTCTCAAATAATAGATAACTCAGAATTCCAGAATTATTAAACTCGTCTAAAACATCTTGATCTTTTCTTAGACTCGATTGAAATTTATAATAGTCTTGAGACTTTTCAATCTCAAATCTATCAAAATCAAATAAGGGATAATCCCAAGTATTTTGATTTGCTTGAACACTGAGAGCAGCGAGAGTAAAAAGAGCAATGAGCTTCTTCATGCCGCTACCGCATCAGTGATCCTAGCAACTAATTGCTTATTGCCTTTCTTAGTCTTCGCAAACTTCTTGAACTCACGTTTAAGATCATTTATTGTGTCAGCTTTTTTAGGAGCAAACACATCTGAGTCAAACCTTGCTGAACGATTGATTTTGATAATGAAATAATCGTCATAACCTTTTTGATTTTTCCAAGCACTAAAACCAAGTTTTCTCCAAGCTTTGATTACATCTTGAAAGGATTTACTTTCATCAACATCGTGATACCCTTGACCGAAAGTAGAAGCGTCATACGCAAGGTGGAAACCCATGATAGTTGCACCAGTTATCTCTTTAAGTCTTAGTAAAACATTTTTGTAGATCTCACGACCACCTTGACCTCGAACCATCTTACCTTCGAAGTTAACCATTGACTCACGAGAAGTAATAACATTTGCTTTTGAATCACTACAAATGTTCAATCCATCAGGATAACCATCAGTTAGGAACATGATGTTTGTGTTTTGTATTGCGTGTTTACGAGTAAATGCTTTAGTCAACTTCGCTGCAAGAATTGCAGTTTGAATAAGAGGAGTTGAACCCATAGCATCGATCTGGTGTAAGTAATGACCAGAGATATGGTAAGGAGTTTTGCTAGTGTATGAATGTGCTTTAGCAACTGCGAAAGAAATATAAGCAGCTTCATCAAAAGTTTTTTTATTCATCTTTGATGAGAACATCTCAACAACTTTAACACCGTCAGAACTTAGCTCTGAATCACTCATTTCACTCTCACGCATGCCGTGCTCTTTTGCATCACTTCTCCAATATGAAACAGTAGTAAATGAATAAGCTTCAAAAGGAATATTGACTTGACGACAAAACATTGCGATAGTAATTGCTTGAGCAGTAACATCTTCGATGATCTCATTCATAGAACCAGAAAGATCAAGGAACATCATTATGCCATGCGATTTAGCTTGAGCAAGTTGAGTAGTAGTTAGGAAAATATCCTCAGAAGTTTTGTAAGCATGAAGCTTTAAAGGATCAAGCTTACCAGACTTAGCAGTTGTTGCACGAGAATATTCAAATGCAGCTTTCTTACGTTCGAAGTCTTTCGCCATAAGATTTGCTTGCTGCTTGTAAGTTTGTTTAGTCTCTGTCCAATCTTCCATGCAAGGTTCGTGATTATAAGCAGACCAACCACGAGCATCTTCTTTGTTCCTCGCTAACCAGTCGTCACGTAATTCTTTAGCTTCAGCATAAGAGTATGTAATCTTTTTTAAGTTTTCTGCTGAAACACCACTTGAGTATTGTGGCTGACCAGCTCTTTGATATTGAGTTGCTTCAGTTTTTTCAAGAAGATCTTCTTCACGCTCTCTTTGAGTGCTTTCAGTCCAAGTCTCATGAGCATCATCACCTTCTTCCTCTTTAGACTCATCAGATTTAGAATCTTCTTTAGATTCATCTTCACCGTCAGAATCAGAATTACCTTCGTCATCAGCCGCGTCATCACCTTCTTCATCACCAGAGATAGGAGTTTCACCTGAATCTTCAGGAGATTCACCCTCATCACTGATTGGTGGCATATCCATATCCATTTCATCTTTTTCTTCTTCTTGATCTTTTTGATCTTCGATGAAATCATATAATTTTTTACAAACATTGACAACGTCATCCCATGTTTCAACTTCCATAGCTTCTTTAACTAATGGAGATTCTTCATTAGAGAATTCAACTGGAACATAACCACGACCTTTCGAAGAAACATTAAGTCTGTCCATAAGTCCAGCCTCGTTGATGTCTCTCTCGTTAGTACCAAAAAGATCACCATCAAAAAGAACTTTATAACCTGCTTTGAAACGACGAACGATACCAGGATATGTTTCCATGATCTTACGTTCAATGCGGATGTCTTCAACGATATTTAAATAAGCTCTTGGAATTTTGCCAATCTTCTTTTCAGAATCATGCCATCCATCAGCTGGAGTATAAAGAGCATGGCCAACTTCGTGACCAACTAAAAGATCATAAACGTCTTTACCTTTGTCTTTCCAAAGAGGAAGACGAAGTACTCTATTCTCAACATCGAAACTAGCTGTAGAATAGTTGCCATGTTGAACCGATAAGTTCTCTTTGGCAAGTAGTTTGGCTAGGTATTCTTGAGCTGATAAATTCATAATATTTCCTTTTTTAATTCGTTATGTGTACATTATATCACGTTTTGGACCAGTTGTACAACTATTTACTGGTCCAGATGCGGCGAGTTGGTGTGCCAGATTATTCATCTTCGTTTGCTTCCCACTCATCAGCGTGATTACTAAAGAATGAATCTTCGGCTTCATCAGCTGTTAGCTGAGGCTCATTGATAGTAGCATCAACTTTCTCATAAAGATCTATGAAAGCTTCTTTAGTGTCATCGTCAAAACGGTTTACACAAAGAGCAATTGCTTTGTCTCTCTTACCGAAGATAGAGAAAGTCTGAACGATGTGGCACAAACGACGAGTTGAAATAACTTCGTCAATACCTTCATCATAAAAAGTCTTACGAATAGCATCTGCCCAACCAACAAGTAGCTTAGCAAATTCTTCGTCAACCTTTTCAAACTTTGACATATGCTTCATGACAATTTTTTCTTCAGTTGCCATAGTAGGGAAAGTCTGTTCAAGAGTAATAGTGAAACGCTCTAGGAAAGCATCATCAATGATAGTTGCTCCTGAGTAACGTCCATCCTCTGAACCTTTACCTTTTGTGTTTGCAGTCGCAATCACGTTGAAACCATCGGCAGGCTCAACAACTTCACCAGTCTTTTTGATCAGAACTGGTTTGCCTTCAAGCACACCTTGTAAACACATAATTTTGTTTGTTCCACGATCGATCTCGTCAATCATAAGGACAGCACCAGCTTCCATAGCTTTGATGACTGGACCTTTTTGGAAAACAGTCTCACCTTTGATTAAACGAAAACCACCGATTAGATCATCTTCGTCAGTCTCAGGAGAAATCTGAACACGTACATATTCACGATTAAGCTTAGCACATGCTTGTTCGATCTGGAATGTCTTACCATTACCAGATAAACCAGATACAAAAGTCGGATAAAACATACCTGACTTAAGTACTTTTACAATTTCAGAGAAGTTGCCCCATGGGACAAAAGTAGGATCAAAGTCAGGAACAAAGACTTCGTCATTTGAAACTGATTCAACGCCTTTAACCATTTCAGGAGCAGCTTTTGCTGGTCGAGCAGATTTTGGCATCATAGATTCTAAGTTATATACACCGCGACGTACCGTAGGTGCATTATTTGTATATCTGATATTTACATAAGCTGATCTTGGATTCTCACCAATAGCTTCAGCAGCTTCTTTAATCATCTTAGCTGTAAATTCAACCTTTTTAGGGTATTTTCTCATTAATTCTTCTATCACTTTATTCATAATTTAAGTCCTTTTTTAATTGATTATGTGTACATTATACACTGTTTCTCTCGCCTTGTGTAAAAAGTTACTGGTCCAGATGCGGCGAATTGGTGTACCAGAGAATGTTTGATCTGGATTGATGTTGCGGGGTGCGGTACCCCGATATAGTAGTTTTTTATATTTGAGTTTTAAATTTTTCAAGATTTGACTCGGAAATTTTAATAGTTATTGATGGTAATGGTAAATTTGGTTGTTCGTTTAATGATATTAAAGTCGCGGCGAAAAAATTTAAAGTTTTAAATAGTTCAAAAATTGAAATATTTGGATCGATATCGGTAGTATATGTAATCATTTATAATGTCCTTTTTTATTTAACAAGGTATATTATAACATGAATTGAGCCGCTTGTGTGACTAAATTGTCACAGAAATAGTGTGTTTATTATACGATTGCAGAGAAATTATTTCTCTTAATAAACTGAATCTTTTGATCCATTTTACTTTCTAACACATCAGGTTTGTGGGATATAATAAACGTGTTTGTACCTTTTTCTAATGTCTTTAAGATCTTCATTAGATTGTCTGTACCTTCATCATCAAGAGATGAATCAAACGTTTCGTCAAGAATAAGCAAATTAGTGTTTGTAGAGTTCTTCATCTTTGCTATTTGTCTCCATGCAAATAACAATGATAAATCAATACGCATCTTCTCACCTTCAGAGAAGTTAGCATATACGAATTCGTCTCTATGTCTTGATTTGATTGTCTCTTCGAAGTTTTCATTAAGATGAAACGCAACAAAGAAGTCAAGTGTCTGTAAGTATTTGTTTATAAGAGCATTCATTGCGGGTAAATATTCTCTGATAATTTTCGTTCGAATACCTGTATCCTTGAGCATCTCAGCGGCAATATTGTTATATAATACCTGATCCTCAGCTTCTGTAAGGTTATCCTGGATATCGATGAGATCATAGGTCATGTCTGCAAGCTCTTTAACTGGCACATCAATATCAACTTCTTTGACTTGTTTATTAACTAATTTTGTCATTGTTGCTGTATGAGTTGAGATCTTAGAATTAATATCTGCCATTTCAGTAATTTGATCTTGTACTTTTTCTAATGTTTTAATTGTCTCATCATACTTTGTTTTGTTTAGATCTATATCTTCTTGAGTTTGCTTTGCTTGTGTCTTTACATCGGTAAGCATTGAAGTCTTTAAATCTGTACTAATCTCTTGAGTACATGTTGGGCAAGCAGTATTTACTTCAAAGAACTTTGCTTTACCTACAAGCTCTTTCATAGAATGTGTATGTTTACCTTTCTCAGTATTCAAGCCTTCTCTGACTTTTCTTAAGGAGTTGAGAGTGCCGCGTAAGCCGAGAGGATATTTATCCAAATCAGCTTTTAGAGAATCAATTTTATCTTGTGTTTCATTTATCTCTTCCTTAAATGATTTCTTTGCATCTTCATTAATTTCTTCTAATTGAGTAATGTGTTTCTTTTGATACTCTATTTTATCCTTTTGATTATTTAATGCGATGTGTGAATTCTTTGCCCATTCTTTTGCTTGAGCATTACGTGTTTTCAATACTGTCTTCATCTTACTAAACACACCAATGTCTAATAGATCCTCAATAACATCACGTCTATCCCATGCTTTGAGTTGCATAAATGGTATAAATGAAGATGATCCTAATACCACAATTTGGTGGAATGATTTATGATTAAGCTTTAGAATGTTTTGCTCTAAGAATTTTTGATAGTCTCTTACGTTTGATTGTTGGTCTATCATGTTACCATCTTGATAGACTTCAAACTTATTTGGCTTAATGCCACGTAATACTTTCCACGTGTGGCCAGCTGTATCAAATTCAATTGTAACCTCACAACCTTTACCATTTACTGAATTAACTAGGCCACCTCTTTTGACATTACGATGTGGCTTATTAAATAAAGCAAAGGATATGGCATCCAATATGGTAGATTTACCTGTACCATTCGTACCAACAATAAGAGTTGATCTTGCTTTGTTAAGGTCTATGGTTATTGGGTTGGCACCGGTTGAGAGAAAGTTTTTGTAAGTAAGTTCTTTGAATAATATCATGTGTTATATTATACTATATAAATGTCATTTGTACATATTTTCTTCGACTATTTTATTACATACACCGCTAGCATATTTCTTAAACCAGCGTGGGGCAAAAGCATGTATGAATACTGCTATGGTTGCTTTGAATAATCGCCACGATATATTGAGTGCATGTTTTAGATGCTCGTAGCGTGTCATATTCACTTCTTCCAAGTGAAGTTTACATTGTTTGCTATACATTATACCTCTTTATCTTGAATATTATTTATTGCTTCGGGTTGAGGTACTACCCCAGGATCTACTACAAACATCATATCTAATCCAATACTCTTTACTTGTTGTAAAAAGTGGTCACAACTATTATATAATTGAGCAGCAAATAATCCTGTTTGGAAACTCATATCCATGTGCATTTCCTCTTCGTCAATGACATGTTTCTTTATGGCAAGTTTCATGAAGTATTTGCCTTGTGCAGAAAGATCACCACAATTCATTTTCCAATATTCTATTCCTCCTAAAACCATTAGGATGAGAGACTTATCTTCAAAGTATTGTCTATACTTTTCTTTGTCTAAATTTTCTGTACCAGTTTCATCAGTCTCAGCCTCAACAATAGTATTTTGTACAGCTGTAAGAGTTGCTGATGGTGTTTCTTCTGGTTCAGGTGCTATATCATATACTACAACCTCAGGCTTAGGGCTGAAATCTGTCCATACTCGTTCGATCTCTGCCCAAGCCCATATTGGCCATAATATAAAGCCGACTATCATTGCTGATACGGCAAACTGGTAAACTGCCCATAGCAGTCTATTTTCTTCGGGATCTATCCCCTTATGTCCTCGCATGCTTCTCCTTCACAAACTGGAACTTCGATCTTGTCTTCTCCCCAAGCATTAAATGGGTTCTGCAACATAGAACATCCAGCTACATTAAATATAACAAAAAGACAAACTAGAACAAATACTAGCATTGCCCATCTACTTTTAGAAACTTTTTTCATTTTCATTATTGTATCTCCATATCTATGGCATCGTTATAGAGACTATTCATTAAGGTCTTGAGTTTCTCCTTATCAAGATCCGTATTCACACCGTCAATATAACTTGCCATTAAGTCTGTTGTATTTTCTACATCTTCTATATTGGTAAGAACATTCTCACCTAAGAACTCAGAGAAATTTTCAGCTATCTTTAAATCGTGTGTATTCAGCTCTGATATTCGTTCAATAAATTTGTCAAACATGAATGGGTTAGACTTATTCCCAACAATTACTTTAACAAATTTGCCTGTAAGTGTATTTATATCATAATTTGTGTAATCTGTGTCCGTATCATCATAATATATTTTCTCAAATAATGTGAGTGGATTAGGTATTGCTTCCACTGTTTTTGTATCTGTATCGAATACATGGAAATATTTTTGATCTCCAGCATCTGCCCATGTGAATTCCATTTGGCATCCAAGGTATCTGATGTTGCCTTGTTGTGAACTTGCATGGTAATGACCAGATAAACATAGGTCAAAGTGTTTAAATGGTTCTACACCCATACCATGACCTTTAGGTTGTTTAATACCTCTCATCATTTCAAAGCCTTGCAATTCTAAATGGCCCATCATAATACCTTTATTACTTGCCAAGAAGTTCATTGATGAATCCCAATTCTCTGGATTAATCCATGGCACTAAATGTACATCACAACCATCATAGTTTAAGGTTGATGGTTTCATAATGATATTGATATTGCTTGTATAATAACCTAATAGTTCTTTGAGAGAACATAGATCATTTGTGTTCTTATGGAATACATCATGGTTACCTGGAATAATATCCATGGTCATACCAGCTTTTTTCATAGGTTCAAGGAAATGTCTACGATTAGCATTCAATGCTTTAAAGTTTACAAACTTTCGATGGTCATAATAATCACCGAGATGTATAATATGTTTTATATCGTTGTCTTTACAGAATGGAAAGAATATTTGAGAGTAGAATCTCTCTTGAAAGTCTATGAATATTTCTGAACTATTCCTTACACCGCAATGTGTATCATTTAATAATGCTATCTTCATTTAAATGGATCTCCTTTAAACCAAATAACTAAACTATATCTTGTACCTTTTGTAACTGGATCTACCTTATGCCATATATGAGATGGAAATACATTTATGGAACCTTTAGGTCTTCCCTTTTTATTTATGACAGGATTTGTTTCACCATATTTTATTTCAGGATCAAAGTACATATCACCGCCTTCAAAATTATCATTTAGATTAATTGTAGCACTTAGCTTTCTTATTTTACCATCTTTAAATGGCTCAGCAAAAGAATCCCTATGCCAGTCATAATAACCACCTTCTTTATATTCAGTAAATTGAATTGCTATAACTGGTTCCCAATCTAAATTCCAACCTGCTCTTTTATTAGCTTCATCAATATATGGATGTATTAAATCCATAATCCATGGATCATATAACCATACAACATCTGATTTTCTATTTTGACTTATGTTACCAGTACTAGTCATCCCTTGGCTTTTCTCCTGGGATAATCCTATTTCTATTATATGGTCACATATTTTTGGATCTATTGCTTCTGGAAATGACCAAACAAAATTTTTAAATCTCATTTAGATTACCCTATGTTTTGGTTTCCATCCTAATTCTGTTAATTCTTTAATGTTTGCGCATGTCTTTACTCGTTCTGTTGTTGGATTCTCTGCTCTTATTTCAGGTGATCTGTATGGCATTAATTTTGCAGCTACCTCTTTTAAATTGATTGATTCACCTGTTCCAATATCAACACATTTACCCACCATTATATCATAGTTTTCCATCAATGTACATACAGCAGAACATAAATCTTCTATATGGGTCCAGTCTCTCTCGTGGTATCCATTTATATATTCAACCGATTCAGGATCTTCTGTCATTCTATAATACATCATATCCTCTCTACCTGGATAAACTGTATGAGGTCTAAAGCCTACATAATGATGGCCATCCATTTCGTTAATCTTTTTAGTTGTAGCATATGGATTAGTCCACCATTCATGAGCATTTGAACTTGAAGCATACATACATTTTATATTACGTCTCCTACAAAATTCAAATACAGTTCTTGTACCAATTACATTTGTTTCAAAATATTCATCAGGCCAATCTAAAGATCTACGAACTCCGGTTAATGCAGCAAGATGAATAACCATATCAAATTTGCCAGTAATATAGTCAAACTCAGTAATCTCACCAGTAAAACCAAATACTTTATGTCCTTGCTTTTCTAAGTACTCACTTAAATGTCTTCCTATATAACCAGACGATCCAGTCATTATTATATCCATCTTTTATCTTCCTTTATATCTTTATTAATTTCACATGCCTTCTCTAATAGAGAAAGTCTACCTGCTCCTGAACGTATAAATGCACTTGTATCTTTTGGAAAACACATACCACCAAATCCATATTCTCTATCTGGTCCAGGAACCATCATGTGACTTTTACCAATGCGCTCATCCATAGATACTAATTGTGTTAACTCATCAAATCCATCTTGACCAAACATAGATTTAAGTTCATTA